AAACCTTGAGGAGATATTTTATTTTAACAACAAAAAAATGCCGTATTTATGCGGCTTTTGGCGTTTCGCAAACGCCTACAACTATCCACATACAGAAAGGAGCAGCTATGTTGGAAACGGAAAACGTATACTGCCCTGTATGTAAGGCACGGGCAAACCGTGAAAAACTTCTTTTCAAGAAAGCACCCGGAGCATCCGGCACGATTTTTATAAACTGCCGTGGATGTAAGGAAGTAATAAAAATAGAATTAAGCAAAGAGCCTTTGAGCCGGTTAAGTCACAAGTAGACTTGATCGGTTCTTTTTGTTTTATTCGGAAAGGGGAAACTTCATGTACGCAAGCAACCGTCCAACTCTCGGTAGACGAATGTTAATGACCGATGAGAGGGAGATTACGAAAGACAATATCATATCGGTTGTCTCCAAGGCGTTTATGGAACATCAGGAGAATGTGGCGCAGGAAGTTTTTCTTTTTGAGTATGAGAAAGGCAATCAGCCAATTCTTAACCGTGAAAAGAAAATCAGGCCGGATCTCAATGCCACAGTCGTAGAAAACAATGCTTCAAAGATTGTGGACGTGCATCTGGGGTATTGTTTTTCCAACCCGATCACTTTCGTACAGAGAGCAAAAATAGAACCTACAAAGAAACAGAAGAAAGCCTTATTCGGATTTTTGAAGAAAAAGGATGAGGACGATGGAGAGAATATTGACGATTTGAAGATCGCCATGCTCAATAAAATGATGCAGGAGCAGAGCAAAGCGGCAAAAGATATTGCCCTTGGAAGAAACCTGTTTATCTGCGGTGTCGGCTACCAGATGATGCTGCCGAACAGAAATAAGAGCAGATATTCTCCATTTGAACTATTGGTTCCAAGCCCACTTACAACCTTTGTGGTGTACTCAAATGACGCATATAGAGAACCGATGCTTGGATGCACCTATTCCGTACACGATGATGGAACAATTACTCTTACGGCATACTCAAAGAATTTCTGCTATACCATTGAGCATGAGTTGAACACGACAGACTATCGTTTGAAAGAGAATATCGCGCCAAACCCACTCCGAAGAATACCGGTCGTTGAATTTTATCTGAATGACCGCATGGGTATTTTTGAAAAGGTTATCCCACTGATGGATGCAATGAATCTTGTGGATTCTGACCGTATCAATGATATTCTGCAACACGTTCAGAGCTTACTCTGGATGCACAACTGCCAGGTAAATGAAGAGGGCAAGAAAAACCTCGTAGACGGCGATGGAGTCATTATGACAAAGAGTACCGGGGACGGCAAGGAGGCAAAGATCACTTACCTCAATCAGACATTGAACGAGAGTGAGGTACAGAAACTTGTGGATCATCTCAATTCCCAGTTGGAGCAGATTACTTCTACTCCGTCATGGCAGGAAGCAAGCGGCGGCTCTACCACAGGAGCAATGCAGCTATCCAATGGATGGCAGTGTTTGGAGATTTCCGCAAAGACGGTTGAGCAGTTATTCACTGAGCCGGAAATGCAGCTCATTGATTTGGCAATCGAAATCATTAAGACGGATCAGAGACCGTATGACGGCCTGAAAGATATAGAGACAGCAGATGTTGAAATCCGTTTCTGCCGTACAAAAACCTATGATTTGGTGTCTAAGACCAATTCACTCGTGGCATTGCTTAATGCCGGAGTAGACGGTCTTACATCATTCAACACTGTTGGATTGTTCACAGATCCACAACAGGCATGGGTTGACAGTAAGCCTATTATTGATGGCATACAGAAAAAACTTGCCTCCAAGGAGGAAAAGACACAGCAACCGAACCCTAACGCATACAAGGATGAAGAGGGGAACGGTGGGGAGAACAACACGGAAAAAGATAAGACAGAGGAATCTAAGCAGCCAAGTAAGACTGCAATGGTAGAAGAATAGGCGGTGTGAACTATGTATAATCCGGTTGAATACTTTGACGAAATGAACATTCTCAAAGACGATAAGCTCCGCCGGAAGAAAACCGCCAAGGAGTTTATAAATGCACTTGCAGACTTTTTTGCAGCACAGTTCCTCAATCTTATTTCCGGCATTTTCCTTTACGAAAAGACGAGTGCTGATTACGAAAATGAACTCATGGATCTCTATTTTGCCATGATGCCGGAATATCAGTACGAAACAGAAGTAAGGGAAAAGGCATACAGATTTTCAAAGTATATTCAGGAAGCCACAGAGAGGGCAGTGGCAAATGCCAACGGCAACGATGATTATAAAATGTCTCGCATGACCGGCGGCATGATGAAAGAAGAGGATGTTCCAAAAAGTGTAAAAAGGATGTTCTCGGAGGTTAGAGCCACGGAGATCGCCCTGAATGAGACAAACTGGATATATAACTGGATAAATCATCAGAACCTCGTGGATAAGAAACAGACCACCCATACATGGGTAAGCATGAGGGATGAACGTGTCCGGGTTAGCCACTGGGAGGCGGACAGCCAAACAGTTCCTATTAACGAGCCTTTTATCATCAACGGGTACAAAATGATGTTCCCCCTCGATGATAGCATGGGCGCACCGATAGATGAGATCATCAACTGCCGGTGCGTAGAATTATAAATCAGGAGGTAGAAAACCAATGGCAACTGCAAAAAAGACAGCAGCGGACAAGAAAAAGATGGACGATAAGAAGAAAGTAGCTTCAAAGAAATCCGTTTCAAAGAAAGATACTGCCAAGAAAACTGCCGATAAGAAAGCGGCAGCAAAGAAGTCCACAGCAAAGAAAACTGCTACCAAGAAAACAACTGCCAAAAAGGCAGCAAAGAAAAACTAACTTCATACAGTTAGAGCCAGTGAGCCGGATGTGATGATAAATCGTGTCCGGCTCATTTTTTCGGTTATTCAGGGAGAAATCCCTATCACATAACGGGTTAGAGAAAATCCTTACCAAACGCATACAACTATTGTCTTGCAGAGACGCAAGTAAAAAAACGCAGAAATTTATACGGAGAGAACCGTTCAAACGCAGGAGGTCAATTATGGCAGATGTAAACAGTACAGCAACTCAGAACCAGACACAGCAACAGTCTCAGACAGAACCGCAGAAACAGCCTACTACTCAGGTTTCCGGCACACAACAGCAGTCTCAGACAACCAAGCCAGAGGATAACAACAACGGAAATGAACTTACAGTTGAAAGCCTTATGGCGCAGCTTGCACAGGAAAAGGCCAATAATGCCAAGTTAAAGTCTGACAATGACAAGTTATGCACATCCGAGGGCAATCTGAGAAAGCAGCTCAGAGCTAAGCAGACAGCCGAGGAACAGGAAGCGGAAGCAAAGGCAGAGCAGGCGGCACAGAGAGATGCCTATGTTAAGGAACTGGAAAAGTTTAAGTCGGTAACAGAATCATCGGAGCGTTACTTAGGTATGGGTATGCCTACCGAAATGGCAAAGGCAACAGCAACGGCAGAGTATGAGGGAAATATGGATGTCGTTACTGGGAACATCTCTAAGTTCATGGCAGAGAGGGATAAGCAGAAAGAATCTGAAATCCGTGCACAGTATTTAGCTCAGATGCCTACACCGCAGTCTGGAAACGTAGCCCAGGTTGACTATTCAGCACAGATCAAGCAGGCAATGGACGCAGGCGATACACAGGCCGCCGTTCTTGCAATATTAAATCAAAATGCCGCTAACAATCAGCAGGCATAACTTTTAAGGAGGTAATGAATTATGGCACAGGGCACAGCAACATCATTCGCTGTTCCTAATTTTAGCGGAATGTTATTCGCTAAAGGGCAGCAGGCAACACCGTTCTCTACTATGATTGGCGCAAGACCTCTTGTAACCAATCATGTAGAGTTTACTTGCGGTCAGGAGTATAACACAGAAACAGGCGAACAGCCTAGTATTTCTGAGACAGCATCCCTTACCGCTCCAAAGCCGGAAATCGTAACCAGAAGTCAGCTTACCAACGTAACTCAGATTTTCCAGAAGTCCGTAGCGATTTCTTATGGAAAACAGAGCAACATGGGTACACTGCAGGGTATCAACGTAGCAGGTCAGCAGGCAAATCCTATGGATGAACTTGCGTTCCAGGTATCTCGTAGAATGGCAAAGATCGCACAGGATATTGAGTACACTTTCATCAATGGTACTTACGCGAAAGCTACTACTGATGCGGAGGCAAACCAGACCCGAGGACTTCTGACTGCGATTACAACTAACATACTCGATCTTGCAAAGAAACCTCTTACCTACTGGCTTGTAGCAGAGGGATTAAAGTCCATTCACGATCAGGGAGCAAAGACAGACAATATCGTTCTCGGTGTAGATGCAACCACTATGTTACAGCTCAACCTTGACGCACAGCAGAACAACCTGACTATCGTTCCTCTCGGAAGAGAAGTCAACGGTATCAAGTTACAGACTGTAGTAACCCCTCTTGGAGAGGTAGCAGTCGCATTGTTCGATACTATGCCTGCCGGTACTGCAGTTCTGTTTGATCCGTCCATCATGGCTCCTGTTCATCAGATGGTTCCTGGTAAGGGCAATTTCTTCTTAGAGCAGCTTGCAAAGACAGGTGCAGGAGAAACTTATCAGATCTTCGGTCAGATCGGTCTGGATCACGGCCCTGAGTGGATGAGTGCGAAGTTCACTAATATTTCCACAGATCTTCCTAGCAAGATCACGGCAAGCGGTACAACAGGTACAGCGGGGGAATAACAGGTCATACCCTTAACGGTAGTTCCGAGGTAGTTGATTCTTCTGTTTCCACATCAACGGATGCGGTTTCAGAAGAGACGGCTACTGACAAGAAATACACAGAGGAAGAACTTAACGCTCTGACAGTAGCACAGATTAAGGCTATCGCAGCGGAACGTGGGTATGACATGAAAGAAACCGTAAAAGCAAAGCTGATCGCAGAGTTTTTAACTCAGCAAGGGTAAGAAAGTGAGGACGGATTATGGACGCTAAATTGTTGAAAGTCATTTTAGATGATGAAACTCTCACTGACGAACAGATTGCCGTCCTCCTTGTGAAAGCTCAGAAACAGGCTGCAAATCAACACTTTTGGGCGGATGATGATATTCCGACAGAGGCAGAGTTGGAGAGATTTTATAACCGGTACGAGTTTGAAATCTATGATTTGGCGAAAGCCATAAACTCTGACGATGCGAGGGGTGGACTTGTATCTCACACTGAACTTGGAGTTACCAGGAACTGGGGACAGACAGGTAAGAAAGATATTGAGTTGGCCTTGGCGAAGATCCCACCCAAAACCTATGTCGGTCTGTTAAGGAGGGATGGCAATGCCGAAGCTGAGACTTAAAGACCTCAGATTGAACCAAGTCCCTTTTTATTACCAGACCTATGACGGAACGGTGGATGAAGTGGACGAGGATGGCAACCTTACCGGGGAGAGCATACCGAAGTATTCAAATCCGGTTCGTGTGCTTGCGAGAGTAAGCCCAAACTCAGGAAATGCAGAGGACTCCCCGTTTGGTAAAGATATTGTCTATGACAAGACCATATCAACCGTACAGAAATTGCCGATTGATGAATACTCAAAACTCTTCATAGATGTGGTTCCTGCTCTCAACGAGGACGGTTCCACAGACACAGAACCAGATTATATATGTGTCTGCCCGAAACATGATTTGCAACAGAATCTATGGGCGATACGGAAGATTAAGGGGAATATCCATGCAGGACAAAATAACAATCAATCCCTTTGACCCGGACAGCATAGATGAGGCTATTAAGAAACTGGAAAAGCGGAAAGAGCGTATACACAAATGCGCAGAGAAACTTATACAGAGACTTACAGACCTCGGAGTTGAAAAGGCACAGGAGTTAGTTCCGGTTGATACCGGTACGGCAAGAGCTTCCATTATCGGTTATCTGGATGAGGCAGAGGGAGTTGGAATCATAAGTGCCGGAGGGTATTGCAAGTACATTGAGTTCGGTACTGGAGTTAAGGGCAGGGATAGTTCCCACCCAAGCGAAGAGTACAAGGCAATTATGAACTGGGCGTATAATTCCGGGGCAACAATCTTTACCACGAAAGACGGCAGAGAGGGTTGGTATTATCCGGCTGATGATGGCACATGGCGATTTACAGAGGGTATGCCGTCAAGACCGTTTATGTACGAGACGGCACAATATCTGAGGAAAGAAGCACAAAAAATAGCAAGCGAGGTATTCAAGGATGGTTAAGGACAATGTGAATTTGTATTTTACCAACCTCCTGAAAGACTTGCAGAACAAATATAGCGGTTTGAAAGGAGGACAGGTGTTCAAAGCAACACCGCCGTCTTTCCCTTATATGTATTTCAAGCAGATAGGAGGGAGCGGTGCGTTACCTACACTTTCAAATACTGAGGATGGCATCAATCTTGGATTAGAAATTAAATTCTACTCCAATAAGACCGCCTCAGAGGCGCGGAAGATTGCAAACTCCGCAAGAGAATACATGGTAGGAATCGGATTTCATTGCGACTATTTTTCCCCGGTGGAGAATGTGAGCGATACTTCCATATCACAATTCCTTGCACGGTTCTCAAAATTAGAAACATGATTAACTCCATCGGATAGGGTCGCTCCTGAAAAGCACTTGCCTGGTGCCTGCCGATGGTTTTAATAAATCAAGGCTTTACCTCTTAGGCAAAGGAAAACACAAGGAGGTAGAACGAAGATGGCAAAATGTACAAATGTGACATATCTCATGCACGAGAAAGCAGATGCTCCCGGAACATTTGAGAAGTTGATCGACATTACTGAGTACCCGGATCTCGGTGGAGAAAAGGAAAAACTCGATGTTACAACACTTTCCGATACGAAGAAAAGAACCATTAACGGTATCGAGGACACAGGGGATCTTGCTTTCAAAGCATGGTATGAGAAAGCTGATTACAAGAAACTCTTGGATCTGCAGGAAGCAGGAAAAGTTGATAAATACCAGTTATGGTTTGGAGAAGAGGGTGTTGACGGCAAATGGGAGTGGGCCGGTGTTATGGCAGTATATCCGACAAGCGGATCTTCCAACAATGCGAGAGAAATGTCATTCTCCATTACTGATGAGGGCGAAGAGGCTCTTCATTATGTAACAGCGTGAAAAAGTGAAGCAGCGGCAGGGGAATAGTCCTCTGCCGTACAAATAGGACAGATTAACGAAAGGACGGTTAATAAGTATGATTTTACAGACAGCGAATGGACCTAAAGAGATTAAAGTAGCAGATCTCGATTTTACAAACCTTATGTGTGATCTGGAAGATCACGATGTAGATGTAATGGGACTTCTGGATGATGATACCAGAGAGAACATGAAGATTTTTAAGACAATCAGAGCGATCATCGCAGTCCTTACCGGCACAAAGGATCTTACAAAAGCCGGAAAGATACTGAGCGAACATTTGAAGTACGGTGGCTCCATGGATGAAGTCATGGAAGCCTTTACGGAGGCAATGAAAACCGCGGGTTTTGGCGAGGAAGCCGAGGAACCTCCGAAGAGCGGAGGAAAGAAAACCAAGGCGGCAACAGAGTAGAGGAAATAGATCTCAGTAAATACAAAACATTTACAGAGATTATCAATAAAGTTTGGCTTCCCAACGCTCTCCTTTATGGAGTTTCCTATGAGACCTTTTGGACATTGAACCCTACGAAATTAGAACCATTCCAAAAGAAGAGAGAAATGGAAGCGAAAGAACAGGCCACAGCCTTAGATACGTTGGCGTGGTCCGTTGGTTCGTATGTCGTAGATGCCATGGCAATCTTCCTTGGCAGAAATGCTCCGGCATACCCAAGCCAACCAAGAAGCATGAACAGCACAGAGGACGCACCGCCGGGAGCAAAAATGACGGATGCAGACAGATTCGCTGCCTTTGCCGCAGAACATAATAAGCGATTGAGACAGCGAAGAGAAAAGTAGCTGATTACATGGGGATAGGTTGACGAACCGAAACAGCGCAAGTCCGGCGCAGTTCCCCATGTTTTCTTATTTTACGGACAAACAATACCACCCACGGACAGGGTTTTACGAAGTGAGGTGGCAAAATGCCTGATAACAGAGTAGATAGCATTTTATTGGAAATAGAAGCCACCACTGATAAGGCAGACGGTGGTATTGATAAAGTAACAAAAGCTCTTGCCTCAATGAAGAAAATCACTGAGGGATTAGATACAGAAAAGTTAAAACAGATTCTTGATGTAATGCGTGGTTTCTCCGGCGTTGGAGATGATCTTAAAAATGCCGGAAGTGGTATGAGAAGCATTGCATCATCCATTAAGTCTCTGTCAGGAGTTGATACGGCGAAATTAAAAGAGGTTGCGGCTACTGTAAAGGAAGTCAGCACAGCACTTGGAAACCTCGGATCGAATAATCGCGTCAGCATCAGAATTGATTCTGAGGGGGCACAGAGACGTGTACAGCCTTTGGAGAACGGTCAGCAAGCAACGGCAGCCACAGAAAGCGTTGCGACTGCATCAGAAGAGGCACAGGCAGCAATGAACGGTGCCGCATCAGCGGCAAGTCAGTTGGCACAAGAGGAAAGCAACCTCGGAACTGCCGGACAAAGTGCAGCAGCCGGACAGACAAACTTAAACGAAAGTCTCAATCAGGCAAACACAAATCCGGCTAATAGACGTATTCAGGAACTCATAGACCAGATCAATAAGTACAAAGCCACTGTCAGCGGTATGGAGAGTGGAAAGATACGGTTTGATACCGGTCAGTATGAGGAAGCTGTGAATGGTCTCAGACAGGCACAGGAACAGTTTAAGCAGTTCAAGGAAACGGTTTCACAGTCTCCTAAGAATATGGAGGATGTGGCAAAGTCCATTAAGTCCATAGGGGATGCAGCACAGAAATGTGGACTTGGAACCTTTTCTTCTATATTAAGTGGAATTGCATCAATTCTTCCGGCCATTGAAACCGGGGGCATGGCGGCAAATGCCGGATTCCAGTCTATGGCGGTAGGCCTTGAAGCCGTTCAGGCGGCGATACCGATTATTGGTATTATCCTGACAATCCTTACTGCAATCATCAATGCGGTAAGGCAAGTGGCAAATGCCGTAAAGAACGAGACACAAAAAATCATTTCTGCCGTGAAAACGGTAGTGAACAAAATCCGTTCTGGGATTGCTGCAATTATAAATAAATTCAAGGAACTCAAAAAAAGAGTGAGAGAGAGCCTTGGATTTTCAGAAAAACAATCTGGTGCATTTGCAAAGAAACTCGGCTCAATCATCCGACTTGGAACGTTCATGTTATTACGTTCAATGTTTACACACCTATTTGAACTCGTAAAAACAGGATTCGATAACCTTGTTATTTATTCAAAAAGAGCCGGAACAGAGTTTCACAAAAACGTAAATCTGCTCTACAACGATTTGCGACAGCTTGGAGCATCACTGACAACTGCATTTGAGCCAATACTGAATGTAGTTACTCCGATTCTGGATTATCTGATTCAGAAGCTCGTTGCAGCAACAAACGCATTGGCACAGTTCTTCTCAGCACTCACAGGTAAGAAGTTCTATACCAAAGCAATAAAACAGAATAAAGATTATACAGATTCCTTAAATGGTGCTGCAAAGGCGGCAAAGAACCTTACCACCGGCATAGATGAGCTTAACATCCTAAGTGATGATAAAAGCGGCAGTGGAAGCAACAGCGGAGCCGATGGAAGCGGTTATGAAACAGACGAGATTGCGGATAAGTACAAAAATCTTGCACAGATGATTAAGGATGCTTGGGATGAAGCTGATTTCTACGATGTAGGAAGAATGTTCGGGGAGAAACTGAAAGAAGCCCTCGATAACATTCCGTGGGACGGCATCAAAGCATCTCTGAGAAAGATTGCGAAGTGCATTGCGACATTCCTGAATGGTTTCCTTGAAACTCCTGGATTGTTCACATCAATAGGTGTGACAATAGCGCAAGCTATTAACTCTGCATTTGAGTTCGTTGATTCATTTGTAGAAAACTTCCATTGGAGCAGTCTCGGAACGGCAATAGCAGATCTTATCATTGGTGCATTAGATACTCTTGACTGGACTCTGATAAATAAAACCGCAAAGGGACTTGCACAGGGTATCGTAGATGTAATCAACGCTGCCCTGCAGACAGAAGATCTCTGGAAGAAAATTGGAACAGCAATTTCCAATGCAATAAACTCAGCGATTCTATTTGCAAAGACATTCGTTACCGGATTGGATTGGGCTTCACTCGGAACCGCAATCGGCAATCTGCTTGGCAATGCAATAGCCGGAATTGATTATGTTGGCATTGGAGAAACATTCGCTGGTTTTGTAAATGGTGTATTTACTGCCGTACTGAATTTCTCAAAGACTTTCCCATGGAAAGATATTGCTACGAACTTTGCAAACGGTGTCAACACAGCACTGAAAAAACTCGATTGGAATACCATCAAAGACGGTTTCGATACTTTCTGTGAGGGACTTGGAACAAATATAAATACCGCAATTACGGAGATCGACTGGAATCTTGTAGGCACAACGCTTGGTAACAGCATCAAGACACTTTTCAGCGGTCTTGGAAAATTCCTTGCGAAGATAGATTTCAAGAAAATCGGAAGTGACTTTGCGAGTGCGATAAACAAGGCAGTTAAGACTATCGACTGGAAAGAAGCCGGTGGTACAATCAATTCCCTTATATCTGGTGTATGCACACTGATTAACACTTTGATAGATGAGGTGGATTGGTACGAACTTCTAAAGGGCGTAGGAACGGCAATGTCCGAGATTGACTGGGACACAATACTCAAAACAGTCTTTAAGGTATTTGCAGCCAAGTGGACATTCAAGAATATGTTCAAATGGGTATCATGGACCGCCATTTGGAATGAACTGAAAACAAGCGTTGTCGAGGGAATATCAAAGAAGTTCGGAATTGGATCTGATGATGGAGAAATAAATACTGTCGGAGAGAAAATAGTCAGTGGCTTGCTGGGTGGAATATCTAAATCCCTTTTGCCAGCACCATTGCAGACAGCGTTGAGTTGTTTCGGAAATGTGACAGATGTTGTCAAAGGAATATTCGGCATAGGTGGTTCATCCGATTCAACCGTATTCAGCACACTTGGAAGTAATCTTGTCACTGCTTTCAATGGAGGCATCGGAAAGAAATTCTCAGACTGCCAAGCAAAAGTTACGGAGTGGGCCGGAAAGGTCAATGACTGGTTCTCGGGTACGAGCTTTGGAAAGATTTGCAAAGAGACTTGGGAAACCCACGGTCAGAACATCATAACCGGCTTTAAGGACAAGATAGGCAATGCTTACACCACCACGAAAGACAGCATCACGACTTGGGCTACTAAGGCTAAAGAGTGGTTCAACAATTCATCATTTGGTGGGGTCAACATGGAAACATGGACCGGATATGCAAATGACATTATCTCCGGTTTCAAAACAAAGGTGGGTAACACATACACCACCACAAAAGATAACATCACAACCTGGGCGAGCAAAGTTAAGGAATGGTATACGAGCAGCGGCTTTGGAAACATCAATAGCAATACTTGGCAGACCTACGCAAACAATATCATTTCCGGCTTCCGGGAAAAGGTTGGAAACACCTATACCACCACAAAGAACAACATTACTACTTGGGCGAGTAGCCTGAAAGATTGGTTTTCTGGATCTTCATTCGGAAATATCAACAATGCCACATGGACCACTTATGCAGGAAATATCATAACTGGTTTCAGGAACAAAATAGGACTGTCGTACACAGATACGAAAAGCAATATCACAACATGGGCTTCAAACCTCAAAACGTGGTTCTCTGATAGTGGTTTTGGAGGCATCAATAGTTCTAAGTGGAGTACCTATGCAGAGAATATTATTTCCGGCTTCAAAACGAAAATCGGAAACAGTTATACGACTTGTAAGAGCAACATTACAACATGGGCTTCTAATGTAAAAACGTGGTTCACAAATACCTGTTCTTATGACAAGTGGTATGACATTGCAAAAAATGTGGTAGATGGTTTTAAGAACGGTATAGGAAATCTGTACTCTACCTGTAAGAACAACATTGAATCGTGGGGCAGCAGTATTATCTCATGGTTCAAAGACAAGCTGGATATTAACTCTCCGTCCAGAGTATTCAAACGATTAGGTGCATATTCCGTAGAGGGATATAACATCGGCGTAGAGAAAGAGGGAGAGAAAACAAAAGGAATTGTCACTTCCTGGGTAGATTCATTCGCTGATATGGACGTGAACCTCGGAACACGTCTGAAAATCAATGACAGTGCATTGAAAGAATACAGCAACAATTATGGAAGTGATTTCACGAATGAAGCAATCGTGCAGCGTGTGACAAGGGAGGTATCTACAAACGGAACCGTGCAGGCAACGCTTAATTCCGGCGGCGGTCTGAAAGAAGCTATCAAAGAGGCTCTGGATGATCTCGGAATAACAACCGCTGTGAGTGAGATTTCCAAGAACACCAAGACACAGGCTGATAAGAAAGAACAGACGATTGTTGAAATCGGTGGAAAGACAGTTACGGATGCAGTAACCACACAGCGCAATGCCAACGGTTACAGCTTCCAAGGAGCGTAAAGGAGGGATATGGAATGGCTTATATATCAGTAAATGGTTATGACTTTCCCCCTCCTAAACGTGGGGCAAAGCCAACTGTATCTACAATGGTGGATGCCGGAAGAAATGCCAACGGCACGGTCGTAGGGCAGAGAGTTGGGCGAGATCAGTACAAACTCGACACTCTGGAATGGCCGTGGCTGACGGCAGCAGAGTGGAGCCGGATGCTTACGGTGCTGAGTGCGTTTTTCGTATATGTCACTTTTCCGGATCCGGTCACTATGAAAAAAATAACAATAAAGATGTACCCCGGAGATAGAACGGCGGAACCGTACTGGATAGATTCAGACGGAAATCCAATTACCTATCAGAGTTGCAAAGTAAACCTTATTGATTGCGGAGAGTGATTGTATGCAGAAAGTATCAAATGAATACAAGGAAAGCATGAAAAGCTCTCTTAGAGAGCGGTCATATATGATGATTTCATTCGGTCTGGTAAATCAGGAAGCACAGGCCAATGCAACCGTCATAGGTAACAACTTTGCCTACTATTCAAAGCAGACCGGGTTGTTCGGTCAGCGAAAAGAGACAACCGTATATGCCACATTGGAGCAGGACTTCACAAAGGTAGACGGCTCTATGTATTTTCTCCCAAGGGAGAATACTTCCGGGAATTACTACGACACCGGTTTGATAAGTAAACCTCTGATTCCATCAAGCGGATATGAGCTGCTTATCGAACTGAATGTTGTAGCAACAGACATTAAAGGACTGACTATCAATTTTGGAGAGGTTTATCCTACCAGGTTCGACATACTCACGAGTAGCGGACAGAGAATAGAGATTGCTGACAACGATCAGTCAGAGTTCAGTACAGAACAGGTGTTAGAGAATACCACATATATAAAATTCATCTTCTACAAGATGAAAAATCCATATTCCAGACTGAGGATTTATTCAATTCAGTTAGGCTACGGTCTTGTTTATTACAATGACGATATTATGGATTCTAAATTAGATAGTTACATATCCCCGATTTGCGAGGATGTTCCACAGATAGATTTCATGGTTAAATTGCAGAACTACGATCAGTATTTCAATGTTGACAATCCGAACTCTGCAATCAACTTTTTGGAGACCGGTCAGGAGATGTATGTCTGGTACGGCTATCAGTTGCCGAACTCAGACACCATCGAATGGATAAGAGGCGCAAAGTTACAGTGTAGCGCATGGGAAAGTGATGATTACTCCGCAACGATACGATGCCAGGATCTCTTCCGAAACATGGATGAGGAATATTACAAGGGGTGTTATGCTCCGGCAGGAATCACATATTATCATGCGGCAGAACTGATATTCCAAGACGCAGGAATTACAGAGTATTATATTGACCCATACCTCAAAAAGTCAAAAACCAAAAACCCAATACCAAGGGTAAAACACAAAGAGGCATTACAGATTATTGCCAATGCCTGCAGATGCGTACTATCGCAGAACAGATACGGCAGACCGCAGATAAAATCATCATTCGCCCCTGAGTACGATATAACGTGCAACGGAGAGACAGAGTATTCCCATGTTCGGAATATAAAGAGTGAGACTGCAAAACAGGAGTACGCTTCATTTGCACACAACTACACCACTGTAAATGCAGAAATGTATTATCTCCCGGAGAACCAAAGCAAGGCAGACAAATACACCGGATATGTTTCATTGCAGCAGTCCGGGAAAGATTGTTTGTTTGAACAAAACCCTATCATTTACATCACACAGGAAACCGCCTGTATGTACTATGGTTTGCAACTGATGTTCGGATCTTCACTGCCGGATGGCATCATATTCAGAACTTTCAATGATGGGGTAAAGGTTGACGAGTACGAGATAACGGCAGACATTACCAAGAAACTGATTGTCCACCACGATTTTGATGATTTTGATTTGATGGAGATTGAGTTCACTAAGACGAAAGAACCATTCAATCGAATTGTTGTAGATTACTTCTCATTTGGCGATATAACGGATTTTACGATGGAAAGGCAGGACATGACCTCTTCTCCGAAATCAATCAAGCAGGAGCTTGTTAAGGCGGTCAGAGTGCCATGTTACTCATACCAGAAAGGCACAGCCGAAGAAACACTCATTAGCGAAGAAACAGAAGCAACCAAAGGGGATGTGCAGACATATTACCTCGGAGATCCAACTTATGACTGCCGGGCAACATTCAATGGGTCAGCATCCAACGTAAGCATCATTGAACGTGGAGATTACTATGTAATGGTTAAGTTTCTGATTACTGGCAAGTACCAGTTTGAAATTATAGGACACAGATACAACATTGTTGAGCAGTATGCCACAAAAACACTTAACAGTAGAGGAAAGACCATCACATGGAAAAATCCTCTCGTAAGCGATATGGAAACAGCAAATCACTTGGCGGATTGGCTTGGAGATTACTATAACGCCGGTATTGAGTATGAGTACAATACCCGTGGCAATCCAGAGATAGACGCAAACGATATTGTGTATCAGGAAAATGCGTACCGTCCCGGATTAAAAGTAAATATCTACCGCCATGTTGTGAACTTCTCACAGAGTTTGTCCGGCAAGGTAATTGCCCGTAGGGTATCAGAAAAATAACGGAAGAAAGGAAGAGGAAAATGGATGGCTATTAAATCTGTTAAAGCTATCGTAAACGGTGTAACTACAACACTCACATACGACAGCGCATCAAAGACTTACAAAGCAACACTGACTGCTCCGGCAAAATCCTCATACAATCAGTCAGGACATTATTACGGAGTGCAGATCATCGCCACAGATGAGGCGGGCAACAGCACATCGGTAAATCAATCCGATGCAACTCTCGGAAGCAAACTGAGACTTACCGTTAAAGAGAAAACAGCACCAGTTATCACAATCTCAGCACCTACGGCATCGCAGTTACTTACGAGCAACCAGCCTACGATCACTTTCACAGTTACGGATGATGATTCTGGCGTGAATCCAGACACAATTAAGCTGCTCATTGATGGATCTGAAATATCCGGTGTTACAAAGACAAAAACATCATCCGGTTATTCGTGCAGTTATAAACCTACGGCGGCACTGGCAGATGGCTCACACACCGTAGTTGTCAAAGCTACAGACTATGACGGCAATGCTGCTACTCAGAAGAGCGTTTCATTCAAGATTGATACCGTTCCACCTGAGTTATCAGTTACAAGCCCGGTAGACAAGCTCATCACAAACAAGACAACCGTAACAGTTGCCGGAACCACAAATGATGCTACGTCCAGTCCGGTTACACTGACGATCAATGGTAGCGCAGTGACCGTATATGACGATGGTACATTCTCAAAGGATATTACCTTAAAGGATGGCTCCAATACAATTACTATCGTGGCGAAAGATGGAGTTGGAAGAACAACCACAGTCAAAAGAACAGTTACTCTCGATACTAAAGCACCAGTTATCTCAGATGTTTCATTGGCTCCGAACCCGGCAGATGTTGGGGCAACCTATGTAATCTCTGTATCGGTAACAGATTAGGTGGTGGCATGGCAGCTAACATATTAGTAAGAGATGTGTCGATAACGCCGAACCCGGTGCAGACAAAAGGAAAATACACCATTTCCGTATCTGTTGAAGAACTAAAAGGGTTCGCATTTGTCGGCAGCTATGTTGGCTCCTATGCCAATATATCGGATAAGGAAATTCCTGATAAGTTACCACTGTCATACGTTGGCAGATACACGCAAGGATAGGAGGCGAGAAAGATGGCGGATATAGCAAAGGTTACTGGAACACTTGATGATGCAGAACTGAATTTCTCTCACTCCGTTGGAACGGTATACAAAGCCACAGCAAGCATTGATGGGTCTGAAAAAGATCATGTGGCAGTGGTAACAGCTACCGATTCTGCCGGAAACAGCACAACGGAAACAATGGTTGTTTCTATTTCTGGTTCATGGACTACTCCAAAAACTGATTGGTACGGCTATACGGATGGAGACGGTATATATCACGGCGATCGTTTCAACACGGAAGATTTCAACCGCATCAAAAATAATCTTGCCTACCTTAGAGAAATAGCAGTTGCAATGTATCAGGAGTTCTCTATCAACGATCTTGGAGACGATAGGAGCAAAGACCAATATTTTTACGCAGATGAGATAAACCAGTTGGAGGAAAATATTTCACTTATCGCCGCAAACACATTCAAACCGGATGTTGGAGAAGCACCTTTGTACACGGCAAACGGAAAGATATTCGACTACAACGAACTCAATCGTATCGAAAGCTTGATTTTAGATTTATTTAATCAGCTATTAAACCAATACAGAGGTCGGCAGATGCTTACCTTTAATTTTGGGATAAGGAGGGAGGTGTTCTAAGTGGCGTGGGAACGATTAAAGACAGACTATAAGGATGCCGTATGGTCCGGCTTGCGGAAGTTCATTCCTATTGATAATGGAGACGGAAGTTATTCCGTAAAAGATGTAACACAGTACACAGTATATGATGAGTCGTTTTTTGGTGCGCTTGACGCAAACCGTATCAACACTGCGGTCAATGCAATCATGGCAGCATTGGAAAATGGAACAGATTTGTATGAGGTATTCACAGAGTTTTTCGAGAATCAGAAAGAAGAGTTCAATAAACAGGCAAATTTGGATCTCGATACATTCAATGTTTTCCTTGACAATCTGCAGGCAACAGCAAATGCGGATGTGGTGCAGTTAAAAAAGGACTACACAGCAGAAATGACGGCATTTGAGAACAATCAGGAAACTTTGTTTAATCAATGGTTTGCAATGATAAAAGATCAGTTGTCAGCGGATGCAGCCGGAAAATTGCAGAATGAAATTAACGATGTGGAAACCCACATTAGAAACCTTGCAGTGAAGATACATTTCAACGATACCGTTGGAACTGCTGCTGCAATAACTGTACAAAATGTAACATCCGGTAACAAATACATCGTTACAGATTTTACTCAGCCGTTATATCTGACTGAGGCCGGAGAATACACCATAAGCATTGCGAATGATAACTACATGATCGCACCAAAGACATTCTCAATCAGCAATGCAGATCTTATGACACATAAGACTTTCAGAATCATGGACGGAAATGGTTTGGCATTTGTGGACGGATTTGTTGGAAGCTATGTAAATAAATAACGGAGGTAGACAAAATGAGAGATTTCCCTAAGAGACTTGCAACCGCCGAGGATATTAGAAATTGTAAATCCTTGGTGGATGATGGCGCATTTGCAGCAAAAGATCTGTTGGAAGCCATCGAAGATCTTGAAAGTATGAATTATCTTCATTGCCCGGTTCTTGCGGTAGGAGAGGATAAGAAAACTGTTACCATTCACTATTGTGCTGAGGCAAAAGCAAATACAAAGGCGATTGTCGGAAATAAGACGGTAACAATCACAAACGTAACACACGAAGAGGGCGAACCGGATGAGATTACAGGAGAGAAGCAGTTGGAAACGACCGTTATCTCCACATCCGCTATGGTATCTGTGGATGCAACAGAAATCGCAGTTACCGCACCATACACCATTTACGACAGTCTCGGCATGACAGCCGAAGAACTGAATCAGATCAAGGAGGAATTGGCTAATGAGTAAATTCTACGGTTATGATGAAGCAATGGAAAATGACATTGCGAAGATAACCACCCCGAAACTTGCGCTTATGTCCGATGTCGTTGCATCTGACAAGAAGTTTATTCGCATGGAGAACGGTTCCCTTACTGTTATCGCAGGAGTTCTGATTGCGGTAGGTAATTCTGTTTTTAAGACAGAAAAAACCACTCTTACAGCGAGCAACTTGGACGGAACAGCAACTAAGTTTGAGGTGGGAAAGGACTACTGCATTTATATCTGTGATCCTACCGGTGGAGATGCCACGAACTTTGCCGCAGAACAGTATCGTATTTCCCTTAATACGACATATCCAAACGGTTATACGGCAGTTACATCAAGAAAAATCGGCGGCTTCCATTACGGCGTAGTCAGAAAAACAAATAGTTCCGGTATTCCAATCAGCGCATCAGGCGCAGCATTAGGAAGTGGATGGGAAACAAACGTAGCGGAGGGCATTGTACCTAATTCCGTTTGGACTCTTCTCCACAGACCTACTTGCGATCCTACCGGAATGGTATTCATAGGACCGTTCTGGGGCGATATTTACCTTTCATCCGATAACGGAGCCAGTGGTTTGCAGAGCAAAAAGGGTGTTGTGCCGATTACTGGAACAGAGGGATTGAACTGGTATATCGCCAATGAGAGAGCTATGAGAGTAGGAAAAAGACTTCCTACCTACGCCGAGTTCTGTAAGGGTGCATACGGATCTCCACAGGGAGAGGATGGCAACAACACTTACGCATGGTCTGCGACCTCGAATACAGCAAGAACCACTTGCGGAAATGTCAAGAACGCTGTTTCTGCAACGAACGTTCGGGATCTCGTAGGAAATGTTTGGAAGTGGTTGGATGAGTTTATCCATGATCCGACAGGCTCAGCTTGGAATTGGTATGACGTTATGAGCGGTCAGAAAGTTGGCCATCTTTACATGGCCACCAACACTGGCTTGCACGCGCTCATTGGCGGGGGCCATTGGGACAACGGGGGTCAAGATGGGTCGCGGGCTGGGGAATGCCAAAAAT